TCTGAAAAGTTCGATATCGTCCGCACGGATTTCATCGAGTTCCTGTGAGGACACCATCTTTGAGATCCCTGATTGTTCTGAGGGCTCGTCAACGAGTATGTGGGCGCTCAAACCATGGCTGATTGCAAGCGAACCTATCAGGAACCGGATGGACTCGATGATCTCTGAGATTGGGGCATTGGTGGAAGCAAAACCAAGTTCCCCATCGGCGGGAAGTGCTTGGGCCTTACCTGGGCCGAGGAAGATTTCCCTTGTTCGTAACTGGCCCCCCTTGGATTCAAGGCCCTTAATATACGGCACTCCGAACCCCTGGAGCCTCAGCACATAGCACAGATCGGTTAAACGCTCATTTATCGCATCCTGCCCGGAGATAAGATCGTCACCCCCCTCAAGCCAGAAAGAGCCCGTAGGCGTTCTGTCCCAGCAGGGTATGAAGGGCAGAATGCCGTAGGGATTGGGCTCTGAGGCTGTCACCTGTTTTCTGTAGTTCAATGTCTCAATCTGCTCGGGTGTCCAGCGAGTGAAAGTCGTGTCCTCGGGCTTTCCTGAATCGGCATAATGGGTGACGGTGATGGATAACAAATCTTCTGGGGTATCACCATGCTCAACATCGAGGATATCAGGAGTCAGGATATCGATATCCATCTCCCCATTACGCCATACAGGCCGGATGAGAATGGTCTTGAGGAGCTTGCAATATCGGCTTGCCAACTTCATTTTCCTGGGGAGGGATGAATCCTGGAGGATGGTTTGGTAAATGTCTGAGTCCGTTTGAGTCCCGTTCACAAGCTCCCTCTTGGCGGGGCCAATGTAGACACGGGACAGGTTGTTAATTATTTTCTTGGTAACATTGATGAATACAGGCGTGGTGATCTTGGAAGGGTCACTGAAAATCTTGGAGATTTGGGCCTCCAAGTACATAAGCTGTTCATCGTGGTAGTACTGCAGGCGTTTAAGGGCTTCAGCTTTTCGGGCCTGCTCCGGGTCAAGGCTTCCCGAGCCCATGATCTTTGCCATCACACTAGACACCATCGAATTGAAAAGCATCCACTTTCTCCTAAAATGGAAAGCCCCTGGGGGCTTGTTACGGCCTCCAGGGGCTCTGTTCGACATATAATGTCCTATATCAGTTATATTAAATCGAAAGCACGTAAAATCAATATATTGCATCTATGACAAGGAAATTAATTCGCTAATAGCGAATATAACTTGACAACTTATTAAAGTTATTGTACCGTTCTTTTAGTGAAACAGAAAGGTTCACCCACGGTTTTAGGGAGTGCCGCATGGCGGCACTTGAGAGTTTAACAACTCACTGTGTGGGGGCACGCATCCTGATAGGCGATTCGTGATCGATGCGCGGCGTGCTCAGGCTCAGTGGCGAGGGTGACTCGCCACTGAGCAGTAAATGGATCAGGAAGGACAGTGTGGTAATGGACCTACTCCTTTCAAGGGTGACTTTTGGAGTACCACCGATAGGTGGCCCAAAGGGAAAGGAGAGGAGCTATGAGCTCAAAAAAAGTTTCACCTTTGCCACATGTTCAGGGTTCGCAGAGTTCCATCTGGAAGAGGACGTTACATTTTTTATGGATGCATAGAAAATTGATACTCCGATTCATTATGGACCTCGCGCACTTATTAAACAAAATCCTGAACTAACTTTCTGATCCTACATTAAAAAATTGAATGAAATGGGGACAACAATGATTGGGAAGACGCTCAGGATCATTCGTGTCTTTAATGATATGAAGGCTTATGATCTAGCCGAAAGGTTGGACATCTCTCCGAGTTATCTATCAGAGATTGAATCAGGGAAAAAGCATCCCCCCTTAGAGCTACTTTATAAATATTCCAAATATTTTGATATCAAACTTTCAGCCATATTATTCTTTTCAGAAGAATTAGACAATAACGGGGCACATAAGGTGATTCCAGACTCTAAGATCAAAAAAACTTTGCGAACAACGCTAATTAGATTCTTAGAGTCCATTGAGAATGCCTGAGCATAGGACATATCCTCTCGAAAAAAGCCCGTTACATGGCTTACAAAGCAAAAAGAAGTTATATGAACTGCTGAGAACGAATAAGGATGATATTAACAAATTATTGGAATCAAAAAATAATTATGTTGAGTTGCAATTAACCAAAAAAGGCAAGAAGCGAGATATTGCAGATCCCAAGAAAATCTTAAAGAATATACAAGCCAATTTACTGAAATTCCTTTCGAGGATATCGACACCTGAGTATCTTTTTTCTGGGAAAAAAGGGGTATGCTATATAGATAACGCAAGGTATCATATCCCCTGTAGATTTGTCGTAACTTACGACTTAAGGGATTTCTATCCCACATGCTCAAGAGAAGCAGTATATAGGTTCTTCCGATTCAAGCTGAAAATGTCTGAAGATACATCATGGTTGCTTACTGACCTGACAACACATAAAGGATCTCTCCCTCATGGTTCACCTTGCAGCCAGTTATTGGCATATTGGGCATACCAGGATATGTTTGACAAAATAGAATCATATGCGAACCAGAATAAAATTCGCTTCAGCCTTTATGTAGATGATATGACCCTCTCCTCAATACATCAGACTAAGAAAAAAATGGATACAGAAATCTCATCAATAGTCAGGGAATATGGCCACTCAATCAAAGAAAAGAAAACAAAGAGATATTACCCCTCATCTCAAAAAGAAATAACGGGATGCATAATATCTTCTGATAATCAGCTTAGAGTCCCAAATAGTAAGAGGAAAGATATCATAGATAGCATCCGAAATTTAAAAAAGGTTGATGGTGTTTTTGATTCAATGACCATTAAAAAGGCTATGGGTAAAGTTAGAGCAGCCAAACAGATTGAGCCCCAAATATTCAATGAGATTTTTTCAGAAATGAGTGTCATGGCAGAGATGATTGAGGAATAAACCACATATACCTTCCTAGGCTTGACCCAAAGCATTTCCAGGTTTATACAATTGAATTATAAAGTAGTTTTATTATGAATCTTTTCAGCAAGAGGGGGATATATGCCTGCCGATCCAAATAAATTGGAAAATCAACCCATTGGAGTGCAATTCATTGCAGTTATAGTTGTTCTCGTTATTTTCTTCTCTCTGAAAATGTGCGCAGCCAAGATGTGCTCAAGTCATTCTGGGAGTAGTTCATCTGGAAGTAGTATGTCATCATCAGACTGTTACAGCATTGGATATCAGTATGGTCGGGTCAGTGCTATGGGCCTGCAGGGTGCAAGGATTGACCCATCTGATGATGTTGTTATCCCTGTAGAATGTCGTGATCAAGCGATAACCCAACAAGGCATTGAAGATGGAGTAAGATCAGTAATGAAATAAGGAATCACAATGTAGCCAATGTAGCCCCCTTCACATTGATGGAAACCATTGTATGGCACTTTCCGCACCTGATGATTAGCGCCCCGGCCTGAATCCTTCCCCGGCCCAGGAGCCGACCACAAGCCATGCATCGGTACTCGGTCTGATGGTTGCTTGTTTCCTGGGATATAGCCTGCTTATGATTCTTGGGATTCTCGTACACGTTATCCTCCTATAATGAGTTGTACTGGATAAGGCCATCTGCTTTCACATATGCCTTATAAAACTCCACAATCGTTAATTCTGAATCCAGGGCATGGAAAGCTTTGAACTCCTGGAACATGGTTTTCACGTCGTGAAACGCCGAGCATTGCTCCGAACAGTGCAAGACCAGGTTTCCCCCCATCATGAAGCAGGCACTTCGTCTAGCAGCGTTAGGGAGGGTGCAATCGATGTGGTTCAGGTTGAAGGCTGAAAGGATTTCGTTCCGTAGGCTATAGATAGCCCAAGCGGTGGAATAGACAAAATCATCGTGAAACTTCGATGAAACATGACCGAAGCTATACGACCCGTTGCTCATCTTCCGCTGGCTGTAAACGAAAGTGGAAAGCTCAGAAACAAGGTCCTGACAATTGGCAGGGATATGGAGCCTGCCCTCTCGTGCTACTCGGTTCATTTCGGGAAACGAGGCATTCTGGACGGTGTCGGTTGCCGTGATTAACTCACATTCAATTCCCTGGTCAGCAAACCAGGGCCGTAAATCGGTCACCTCATAATTCTCCAAACAGACATTGGTGAATCCGTACCTGTCATGATCTTCCTTCACCACAGCTTTGATTGCTTTGCTTGTGTTAAGGGGGAATTTCACTTGGTTGAGGATGTAGAACTCAGGCTCGCCGGAAAGGTTTGCCACCTTCAGAATCGTTGTCCATACAGTGTGGTCGCCGGTGATTCCTGCCAGAAGGTTCTTTGCTCGGTCTAAACCGCCGCCCACACTGTAGGGGCGACCATGGACCAGGGATTGAACGTCTATCACCGGAATCTTGTAGCTGTCCTGGCATTTTCGGATTACTTCTTCAGGGAACAAACGATTGACTAGTGATGAACGTTTGCCGAGGATATCCCGGTCGAAGTCTGCCTGGAGTGCAGTCTTTTGTATGCGGCGGGCCTTTGAACGGTCTATCCAGGCAGGGGCCTTTTCTGTGAATTCATCGAAGTCCCTGTATTCGATGTGATTGACCCAGATGGATGAATCACTCTCTGCCGCCTTCTGGATTTCATGGACAGGGCCTCCGTT